TAGAGTCGTGGCGGAGCTTGTGATTCACAACCGCAGCTTCCCATCGCTTGGTCGGCTCTGCCATGTAGTAGAACGACTGGGGCACTCGCTTCAGTTTGAGCCCATCCGCCTCGAGCTGTTGGGCCAGCCCGCTCGCGTTGTAGGGATCGTAGCCCACCCATTGAACCTTGTGCTCGCCGACGATCCGCAGGATCTCCCGCCGCATGAAGTCATAGTCCGTCGCGTCGCCTGGCGTGAGCTTGATGTGCCCCTGACGAGCCCAGTCGAGATATGGCACCTTGTCCTTCCGCTGCCGGCGCGCTGCACCTTCCTCCGGCGCATAGGCCCATGACCGAACCCAGATCTCATCCTTGTCGAGCCAGACGGCCGTCAGCGCGGTCAGGTCGCTGGTTTCGCCAAGGTCGATGCCCAGATAGCAGGGCAGTCCAGCCAACTGCGCCTCGTCAAATTGGGTCGCACAACTATCCCAGTCGGACATCCGCAGCCATCGATTCGACGCGCTGACGTGCTGGCACAGGTAGTAGGTGCGGAACGGGGTTTCCATTGAGGGTTGCTCCTGCGCCTCCTTGCACTTCTCGGCGTAGTAGCCCTCGTGAACCGTGTGCCCAAGACTGGGCGCACACTTGCGCCATACCTCCGGGCTCGTCCAATCGTCCTCAACGCCAGCCGAGTACACGACGGGCAGGAAGTAGGGATTGTCGATCACCCGATCCCTGATCTTGGTGGCATAGTCGTACATCTCCCACTCCAGGCTTTCTCGCAGGGTGCCGGCGGTCGTGATCGAGATGAGCATTGGCTGCCGGCGGGCACCGACGCTCGTCTCGATCGCCTCCCACAGTTCCCGGTGATTCTCCATCGCGTGAACTTCGTCGGCGATGCACGCGCTGGTGTTCAGGCCGTGCGCGCTCGGAGCTTCGGAGGACATGACCTTGTAGACCCCGGCCGTTGTCGGCACGATGATCCGATGCTGATAGACCTCGGTTCGGCTCTCGAGCATGGGCTCGGCCCGCACCATGCGCTTGGCCGCCTCGAGGCATCGCCCAGCCTGCGCGCGGTCGGCCGCGATCGAAATCACCTCTGGCGTAGGTTCATCGTCCGCGAGCAGGTGATATAGCGCGAGAGCCGCGCCCAACTCGGTCTTCCCGCACTTGCGCGGGACAAGGATGTGAACGCGCCGATAGCGTCTGGTGCCGTCCGGGCGGAGCCACCCATAGGCGTTGGCGATCACAGCCTTCTGCCACGGGAGCAGCACGAACGGCTGGCCGGCCCAGGTACTCGTGGTCAGCTTGCAGGCGCTTTCGATGAACCGGATGACGTGATTCGCCGCCTTCTCGTCAAACACGCAGTTCCCGGCGGTCGCGATCGCGTCATAGCCCGGGATGGTGTTCCAGCGAGCCGCCGGATGATCACGCGCGCTTCGTGAAGATGTCTTCTTGCTTCTTGCCACCTTGGTTCTCCTTGGCTGCGCCAACCCTAGCACGACCGACCGGGGTCAAACCGAACTCGCCCATCATCCGACGCAGTCGGTCTCCATGTTCGGCGAGCACCGCGCTCCACGGGTTCCTGCGAACCGATGCCACCGATCCATCCTCGCGCGTGATGACCACGACTTCGCCCTGTTCGAGCACCTTGGATCGCGCCTCGAGGTACCTCGACCAGGTGTCGCACATGATCGCCAGCGCGTCCCGGTCGGCTAGCGAAAGCACCTTCATCGCCTCGAGCCGTGGCAACCAGTCGGCCCATGCAGCCTTCGCGACATCGTCAAGCCACGCCGGGCATATCGGCGAGCCATCCTCCCGAGGCGGTTCAGATTTGGAACGACTTGCTGCGCGCCATGAGCCGGAGAGCTTCAGGGCGGCATGAGGTTTGGGCGGTCTTGGCATCGAAAAACCCTCTTTTCATCCTAAAAACGCGACTTCTGGCATTTCGGGGGAGTGTGCGAGGCGGTGCGCGGCTGGATATCGGCCACAAATTCGGTCAAGTGCGCACCCCCTTCCCCACTCGCCCAACCGCGCGCGATCGCGCGTCAACTCGAGCCGCGTCCGTATCCAGCTCATCCGCCATCGACCTTCAGCAAGCGATCTGCGGGCACCGTATCCAACCTGGCGGCGTAGACCGCCACGAGGTTCCGCGCAGCCGCGAGTTGCTCCATCTTCGCCTCTTCGCTCGCGTGCGTTCTCGCCGCGATCCGTATCGCCAGCGCGTCAAGCCCAGTTGAAACCCAGCAGATGCGAACTTCGGGCGCTTCTGCGATGATCTGCTCCGTTTCGCGCATCAGCGTGGTGATCCACCACACGCGCGCTGGGATCCAACCCTGCAGCCAAGCGTCGAAGAACGCGGCTCGCACGCGCTGCCCAACCACGCGCAGGGCGGGCAGGCCGGGCAATACGGTGGCCGCGGGCGATACGGTGGCAACGTTGCCACTTGGCTGCTGATTATCGGGCCTCGCCCCACTTTGCCCCACCTTGCCCCACTTTGCCCCACCTTGCCCCACTTTGCCGTATTCCGGCCCCAAAACGCCACTTTCGGCACCAACCGCGCTGCACGCCACCGTATTCGCCGCCCACACGTCATAGTCCCACACCACATCGCCAGCGGATGCGTTCTTCCGTACCCAAGTTGACTTGCCGGCGGCTGGCGGCCCCACGACGAGCCAACCGCGGGCCTTGTGGGGTCCGTATCGGTGCGCCTGATCGCTTGCCTCGAACGAACTCTTGAGCTTGTGGCATTCCGCGCACAATGGCTGGAGGTTGTCCGGGTCGTGCATCGATCCACCCTGCGAAATCGGCACCTTGTGGTCGATGCAGACAGCCGTATTCAACTTGCCGGCGGCCAAGCATCGGCGACACAGGGGCTCTTGGTCGCGCTTGGCTGCGCTGTGCGCCTTCCAGGCTTCTCGAGCGTGCTGGCGAACCTTGGGCGGCTTACTTGGCATCCTTGCCCTCCGTATCGAGCTGCCGCTGGATGAACCAGTCGATCGCTAGCGGGTAGTGCTTGACCAGTTGCCTGGCGCGCTGCCGGATCGCCCTCGGAACTCGAGGTGTGAATCGCGGATGCATGAGTTCCACGAGGAACATCCTAGTCTGTTCTAGCGCACGCTTCTCCTCGCATGGCAGGCTCATGGCTCAACCTCACGGTATCCGCATCGCCAAAGCAGCGCGGCAAGCTCCCGGGCGCTGCGCGCGACATCGGTCTCTGATCGCGTCCATGTCTGCGCGTGCAAAGCCTCGTGGATCACCGTTTCCAGCCGCGCCTTGCCGCGTAGAACCTGGCGAACCCTGATCTCGCGCTTGCTCGACTCCGGCGACGAGCAGTCGGCGAAGCGATCGAAGGGGATCTCGCTCGAGCGCACGAACCGTATCCGGTAGCGCACGCCGGCGAGGGTGGCCCAGAATGAGGCGAACGCCTTCACATCGCCTCCATGAACTGCGCCGTAAGCCGCCATCTCTTGCGGCTGTTCACCTTGTTCTGGGTGATCTTCTCGGGCGCGAGATCCTGCACGAGCGATAGACGCATCCAAGTTGCGCCGACTGGCTTGGGCGGCTTGCCAGTCTCAACGTGCCAGCCTCCGTATCCGTCGTTCCACTCCTGCTTGTAGGTCGGCGTGCGGATGTGCCATTGGTCGCGCAGGCGGATCCACCATCGCCCCTTGGTGTGGCAAAGCTGCTCGCGCTGGAGGCGCAGCGCCCAGTGGTCGTGAGTATGCCCGCACACGATGACATCGGCGTCAGTCCACGAGGCCATGCGCCGGGTCGCCAGAGTGCCGTGGCTCATCATCCCGCCGCCACCCGAGCCGTGGAAGTAGCGGATCGTGAGCGAACTCACTTCGGTCCCATGAAACTTGACGCTGTAGCGCACGAACCCGCCGTATCCGCCGGGATAGACCGGGACTCCGCTCAACTGGCTCATGTGCGCACAGATCCGCTCGATCACATCAGTCTCGTGGCGCTTGAGGATCGATTGCTCGTGATTGCCCCGCCCCATCACTACGAGATGCCTCGCATACGGTGAGTAGAACTTGGCTGCGTCGCGCACCACAGCATCGAGGTAGTCCGAGGCCATCGCGTAATCCTCGCGCACTTCGCCCTTCGAGTGCCGCGGGTCCCAACGCCCGCCCATCAAATCGAGGCAGTCACCCACATCGATCCACGATGCTCCGCGCGCGACTACTTGCTCGAGGTGCTTGCGCTCCATATCCCAGTCCGCCTTTGGGTTGTCGTGATGGCGGTCGCTCGCAAGAAGCACCCAATGCTCCCATGCTTCTGGATCGCTTCCGGCGTCGATCTCGACCTGGTGGATGTTGCGGGAGTGCGGGATTACGGTGAATGCCGGCGTGATCATGGTTCCCCCAAGGGCGCGATAGCGATGAGCGCGCCCGGCGATTCGTCCTGTTGTGCATAGCGCTTGCTGACGTGTTGCTCGACGATCTGCGCGTCATCGATCCATGCGATGCCAGTCAGTGCGTCCTCGACCGCGCGCAGCAACTTCGTGGCATCTGGCTTGACCGTATGGGTTTGTGGCGCGCCTTTGGCGATCGCCCCATCCTTCTTCCGATGCGAAAGCGGGCGGGGCATGACGAAGATGACAGCCAGTCGGAGTGGCCCGACCATCGGGGCTCGGCATTTGGTCGATGCTTGAGCTTGAACGAGTTTGCGCCAAGGCTTCCCGCCCTTGCAGTCATCGACTACCACGATCCGGCCCGTATGCCGATGGTGAAATGCGCGCTTCGATCCCGCGGTGGCTGGTTTGCCGGAGACCTTGAATTGCACAACCTCGTTCATAGCATCGTCTCGTGAAGGGTGTGCAGGCGAGCCAAGATGCGATGGTGCGCTGCGTTGCCACGCCCCAGGCGGATCTCGCTTTCGATGTGCTCGATGCAGGCGCGCACTTCATCGTCTGCGCGCATGGCGTCCTTCAGCCAGCGCAATCCTCGTTCCTCGGCAGAGTTGCGCTGCCGTATCGCGATCTCCAGAGCCGCGCGCAGGCTCCTGCATTCTTGCTCAAGAGCCTCGCAATCGTCGATCATGCTTCTCCCCTCGCGATTCGTCTGGCTCGACTGGCCTCGACCATGTAGCAGCCGCGCACTAGATAGTGCTCGCTCAATGTGGTCTCTTTCCCGGTCGCGTCCACCGTAACGACCCACCACTTGCGCTCGGGGTCGGGATCAGGCGCAGCTTCTGCCGGCAGCGTCTCCGTAACGAGGCATCTAGCCTTCGGGTTGTATGCTGATTCGACCCTGACGCGAATGAACGCGAAAGCGCCCGGCCGCAATCCATCATCAGTCTGCTGGTTCGTCTGTTGCCCCATCCTGCGCCTCCGTGCGCTCGAGCATCCACATGATCAGTCCGATGTTAGCCAGCAGAGCCATCAAGCGGGACTCTGCCGACCTGGTCGTGTCGTGGATCATATCGTCGATACGGTCGCTTGTCCTTTGAAGAATCTGGTCCCCTCGAGGATGATTTTTCAAGTCTGCCAACCTGTCTCGCAGGAGGGCGCGCTGCTGGTCGAGTTCAGCTTGCAGGATCAGACGGGTCGAACTACTAGCCATGTTGAGCCTCCTTGCCAGCCATGAAGTGCCGGAGCATACCTAGCAGGGCCATACGGAGCATCACCCGCTTGGCGGTCTCGGTCTCGCCCACGAGTGACACGCGGAGGGCCAGAATCAGATCAAGGATCCGATCCTCGCCCAGACTCGCCATATCGTCATGGCTTCGAGCCTCCTCAATCTCGGCGAACTGGAGGAGACGAGCGCGTTCAATGCCATCCACCAGCGCCTCCTCTCTGGTTAGCAGGCGGGCGGCCTCGCGACCGCCACGCCCGCGAACCATCAGGCACAGACTACCACGCGGCCCGTATGCGATCAGATTGCGACGCGCTTGATTTGGTCGATCGCCTGGCTGGCTGTCTTGCGCGTGTACTTTGTCGGATCGAGGCCATGCTTGCGCAACGTCCAAGCCTGCGCTGGACTGGGTCGGCCTGCGATCGCCTTGATCGCCTCCGTGGCCTCTTTACGGGAGAGCCGCTCGGGGTTGGGGCACTTCCACTTCCGCAGCAGGGCCAACTGCTGTGGCGTGGCCGGCATCCCGACCTTGGCGGTTGAGTTGCGAGGCGCTATGCCGGCGAACTCGAAAGGATCCATCGAGGTGGCTGAATAGACCGCCGTGCCGCGCACGAGCTTGCGAGTCTTGGCTTCTGCTTCTGACTTCAGCTCGCGATCTGCCTCATCGATGATCGCCAGCACGTCCTGCTCGTCTTCGACCGCCGTATTCGCCTTGGCCTTGGCGCGCTTGTGGAGGATCTTGGCAGCGCGGTCAAGCGTCGCCTGCGACACCCCATCTTTGTCGCCCAAGATGTCGGCTGCATGGACTAGGCGATGTCTTCCGGCGTTGCCGCAGAAGTCAATCACCAGCATGGTCGGCTTGCCCGACGCTGCTATCGCGCTCTTGCGTTGAGCCGCCGTATCGGCGTTCTCGAGCACGCCAGGCAGGGCTCGCGTCCCACGCCCGACGATCTGCGTGTAGAGCGATCGACTCATGGTCGGCCGCATCATGGCGATCACCTCGATGCCGGGATCGTCGAAGCCTTCGGTGAGCACCGCGCAGTTGCACAGGTAGCGCAGTTCACCATCCTTGAATCGCTTCAGGATCTCGGAGCGGCGACCCGGCTCCGTATCCCCACTCACGATCGCCGACTTGCCCGGCTCGTGGCGATCGATGATCTCCGCGCAGAGCCGAGCGGTCTCCACGCTAGCGCAGAAGCACAGGGTCTTGCGTCCGCGTGCGATCTGGATGGTCGCCGAGGCCATGCCATGCACGACCGACTCGCGCTCCAACATCGTGGCTAGCTCGACGCGATCCAGATCGCCAGCGACCTTCCGTATGCCGCTGATGTCGAGGTCGTGAACATAGACCATCGACTGCCGCACGGGCACGAGGAAGCCATCCTCCACGCCCTCGCGGATCCCATAGTCGCACACGCACACATCCCAGACGTTCCCTAGGCTTGCCTCATCGGTTCGATCTGGGGTCGCCGTCACCCCAAGGCGCTTGGTCGTTGCGCAGGCATCGAAGTACTCCGCGATCTTGCGCCAGGTCGTGGATACGGAGTGGTGCGCCTCATCGAAGATCACCAAGCCGAAGTCTCGAGGCGCGAACTTCTCGATCCGCATCTTGCCATTGCGCTTTGCTGTCAGACTCTGCACCGTGCCTACGACCACTGGCGCAGGATCAGCCAGCCAGTTCATGTCGGCCACCAGATCAGCCATCTCGACATCCACCTCGCAGCCGATGACATTCGCCATCGCCCTCTCGGCCTGTCGCACGAGTTCTGCCGTATGCGCGACTACCAGCACGCGCTTGCCAGACTCCACGACACCCTTGGCGATGGATGCGAACGTGACAGTCTTGCCCAAGCCAGTCGCCATCACGATCAGGCACGATCGATGCGTCTTCCATGCCTCGTGCGTAGCTCGCACGGCGGCTTCCTGATAGGGACGAAGACGCATGGTCAGGGCACCCAGGCGGTGAGCCTGCGGAAGCGTCGGCTGCGGGCGATACGGATCATCAACTGATCCGCATCATCGACCGCCCGCACCGGGGCCATGACGATCGCACGCATCAAGTATACGCCGATCGCGATAGAGCACAGCGCCCATCCGACAAGGTAGAACATCAACTCGGCTGCGATCTTCATCGCTGGCCTCCATTGCCGAGCAGAGAGGCTCGATAGCGCGAGACCCATCCCGTATGCGCGCAGTGCTGGCATCCGGATCCCCCACACTTGGGGCAGATCCCGGTCGGAGCCGAGTTCTTGAGAGAGCCCTTCAAATTGGTGTACTCGTTGCGGCACATTGAGAGCGAGATGTAGACCCCTGACGCCGACTTCGCGAGCGTCTCAATCCGAGCATAGAGCTCGTCAAGATCAGACAGCACCGCCTTGAACTCGCTCTTGGCCTGTCGAATGCGTTCCTCGATCTCGGTCTGATCTTCTGCTTCAGGTTCGTCCGTATCGGCTGCTGCCGGCGCGTCGACATCATCCTCCAGGTCAATGTCATCAGCCTGATGATCGGGCTGGGCCATCATGTTCTGCACGAAGGTGTGGCTGACTCGAGCCCATTGCGCGATCTGCCTGCCGCTTGCGTCGGGTCGGATCTCGATCAGCCGCAGTACGGCGGTGCGCTTGTCGTTGTTCGTTCGCCGCAGGCCATTCGTCTCGTTGGCTGATGCCGCCAAGATGATGGCCTGCTCGAGCGTGCCCTCTCCGACCACGTTGACGCAGATGGTCTTGTCTGCACCGTTGAACCGCTGCTCGTGCGCGAAGAATCGATGGTAGCCATCGACGATGGCGTAGTAATCGCCCTCGAGCACGAGGAACACATCGATGCAGGGCAGCACGTCAGCAACCTCGGCGTAGGCCATTACGGCCTCGTCATCGATCGTGGCACGCAGTTGGGTGCCACACTTGGGGTCAATCTGACTCAATCGGATCTTCAGTTCTGGCATGGTTCTCTCCTGAATGGGGCGGCTGGAAACTACTACACATCTCAACAACTATGGTGAGTTTGTACCGTATCGGACATCTTGTCAGAGCCGGAACTACTCGCGCACGCGACCTGGTTGTGCCAGATCGCGCGCCTTTGTCATCGCCATCACTATCGGCTTTCGCGTGCGCAGCCTTGAATCCTTTTTGGCCGGACGTTCGGCACTGGTAGGGCTGCGGCGCTCCACGGTGGCAACGTTGCCACCCGCGCTTGGTCGGTCAGACCAGGCGACTCCCCAGCAGTGCTCGGGTCACGCCTGCGTTGGTGGGCGTGACTTGCCTCTCCGTAGAAGCTGCTGGGTCTGTTGTCTCTGGAGCCTACGGGGCCGCTCCTGCTGCCTTGCTCGGGCCTCCTTCGCGGAGGCGCACCGCCGAGCGCGGTTTGGGTTGGAAACGCTAGCGAGACCTTTCAGCCGCGCTAGCGCAGGGGAAAGAAGACTAGGCCGCCGTCCCGCTCGTCTTGAGCAGGGTTGCAATACGGCCCGCCAGAACCGCCGGCCATTGTGCCGGATCTTCGGCCAACTGTGTCCCGTCGCTTGTCAAAATCTTGCGGATTTCGTCCAGTGTGATTCCAGCCGCCTTCGCGCTTGCGCGCAGCTTGCCGGCCCGCGAGATGCCGAGCACTTCGGGATTGTGAGTGCGATCGTCGCGCTTGTCCATTTCCTCGTCATCTCGAGGGACCAGCAGGAGATCGCGGAGCCAGTATCCGAGGCTCGAGGTCAGCGCGCCGGCGAGAGCCTTGTCCAGCGGTCGCCCCTTCTCCTCTTGGAAGGGCCACCTGGTCGCCATCTGGAATGCTTCGGTTTCGCCTGCCTCGTGCACGATCTCGTAGGAGGCTACGACCCAGTGATGGGTATCGTCGCTCTCGATCGACCATCGGGTGCGCCGTACCGCCAGCCCGTGCTTGTGCAGTGCCTCGCGACAGGCCGTCATCATGTCCTCCGCACTGGCGTACTTGTATCGGTGGAACGCGTTCTCGCTGCCCTTGGTCACCTGCTTCAGATCGCGCTGCGCTGCAACGAGTGCTGCGGCCAGTCGCCCAGTCTTGGTCTTCTCTGTAGTCACTTGCTGCCTCCTTCCGGGCGAACGTCGAGGACTCGCCACGAAGAGCTCGTAGCGTAGCGAGTTGCCAGATCCTTGTTCTCCTCGAGCAGGCGCTTCGTATCGAACCCTGCACGGCTTCGCAACTTGTACGATACGCGCCACCCCGCCGCCACGCCAAACTCCGCCTGACCGAGGGCCGTCAGCAGAGCGGCCTTCGCCTGGTCAAGAGCCTTGTCGGCTTCTGTAGCGGCCTCTCGGGCTGCCACATAGGCTTCCATCAGCGCCTGCGGGATATGCGTCGAGGTGCCTTCGATGCGGTTCATCCGTGATGCCGTTTCGAGGGTCAGCGCACCCGGCGGTGGCACGTCCGCCACGACGTGCTTCTCCCAGAACTCCGTAGCGCGATGCTCGATCTCTGCTGCGTAGCCCTCGTCGAACTCCACTCGGTAGAGCTTGAACGCCAAGTGCTGCCCGTCGAGCACGGCAACGTACGCCACTCTGGACTCTGCGCACAGCATCTGGTGCTGGACTTGCAGGCGCACAGCTTCCGGCACCGCGTCGGTGCCAGGCACGCCGTATCCGATCGCCTGTCCATGCGTCTTGGCCTCGACGATGTCGCTGCCACGCTTGAACTCGTCGAGCATCCCATCGACGTTGGCCCGAAGCACGCCGCGCACGAACGTGCTCGTCGGTGCAACGACCTTGCGACCCAGTTCGCGTCCTGCCATCTCGAGCAACGCGGGCTCGATGGACGAACCGATCATCGCTGCTTCGCTGGGGAAGCCCTCCTGCTGCGCAACCTTCCCTGTCTTCTCGGCCCACACATCAAGCGGGCTCTTCCATCGGCTGATGCCGAAGATAGCAGCCATGTCGCTACTACCGAGTCCGCGGCTTCTTGCATCCCTCTGACGGTCGGTGATCATCGTGATCTCCTTTGATTCTGCTCACCTTGAAAGTACGCGGCCCGTCGACGGTGAGCTTCGCCTTCGAGCCAGTTAGATCGGACAGAATGATGGTCAGCGTTTCGGTGCCGTATCGCACCTCAATCCCACTGCCTTCTTTGGTTGTGACAACGAGCATCGGGTACCTGTGTGACTACTCGCCGTAGTCCCTTGTGTTGCATGACCAGCATGGCGCATGGTCTTGTGGTCCAGGCGCACCGTACACGACCTCGCGGTAGTCGCAGTACGGGCAAGTGAGCGTCGTGGTCTCCGGCCCCGGCACGGGCCACCCGCGCGCGGCCCAGAGGTCGGCGTGCTTTGCGGTCGGATCCTTGCACCAGTCGGCCTCGATGACGAGCCGACGGGCCTCGTCGCGCTGCGCCGTGATCTCGTCGAGCGCGAGGAGTGCGGCTTGGAGTTCGCTGCTGCTCATCGCCTCGCCTCCACTTCGCACGCCTTCACCTCGCGCACGAGGGACTCCATCGAGGAGAGCAGAGTGAACGCGCGCTCCGCCCACTCGTCGCCGACCTCGCCGGTGATCGGGTCGGCTTCCTCGCGGCACTCGGCGAGGCACGCCGCGTACCCGGCGATGTCAAGCGGGTTGTCGGCCTTCGGCGTGTGCTGCTCGCGCGCCAGTTTGTCGAGGATCATCATCGTGGCCCAGTCCGCCGGCGTGAGCGGAGCGGCGAGTTTGTGGCCGAGCACGGCATTGATCGCGCCGACCGTGCGCGCGAAGTGCCGAGCCGGAGGGCCGTAGGCCGAGCCGCGATCCTCGACGATGCGGAGAGCCTCGCGGAGTAGTTGTGCCTTGTTCATCGTGCGCTCCTCGTCAGAATGGGAAGTCGGCCTCGGGGATCGGCGCGGCCTTCGGTGCGGCATCGCGTTCGCGCGGAGCTTGGAACTTCAGCGACAGATAGACCTTCCCGTTCGCACTGGTCTTGCGCCAAGCGGCGATTTCCATCGCCTGTCCGTTGACTACTGCTTGGCCGCGGAAGTCGGGCTGTCGATCGTGTTCCTTTCGGTCATTGGTGAACAGTGCTCCCGTGTCGTTCTTGGTTTCGTATGCCATGTGGTGCTCCTTCTAGTTAGGGGTTGGGG